TGCCAGGTTTGGGATTTTACGGAACTGGGCTTATCCATATCATTGGGGGCTTGGCGAAAAGCGCAACATCCATTCTCCGTCAGTTGATTGACGCCGGAACACTTTCCAACCTGCCCGCTGGTCTAAAAGCCAGGGGTTTGCGTATCAAGGGGGATGACACGCCGCTCATGCCGGGCGAGTTCCGCGATGTTGATGTGCCTGGAGGGGCAATCAAAGATTCAATTACATTTATCCCGTACAAAGAGCCATCGGGAGTTCTCTATCAGCTATTGGGCAACATAGTTGAGGAGGCCCGTCGCATAGGCTCCGTCGCTGATATTGATGTTGGTGATATGAACGCTCAAGCTCCAGTAGGCACCACCTTGGCCCTTATGGAACGCAGCATGAAAGTTATGTCCGGTGTACAGGCAAGGCTCCACGCGTCATTAAAAACAGAGCTTAGATTGTTGGCTCGCGTTATTCGTGACTACATGCCGGATGAATATATTTACGAGCAGGACGGGGACTTCTCTCGCATCAAGGACTTTGATGGCCGTGTGGATGTGATTCCTGTTTCGGACCCGAATGCCTCCACAATGTCTCAGAGGGTTATGCAATATCAAGCGGCAATGCAAATGGCTCAACAGGCACCGCAGTTGTATGACATGGGAAAGCTTCACAGACAAATGCTAGAGGTGCTTGGTGTTAAGGACGCAGACGATATCGTTAAACTTCCAGATGATATTAAACCTTCCGACCCCGTTTCGGAAAATATGTCTATTCTTAAACAGGAGCCTGTTAAGGCTTTTGAGCATCAGGACCACGAAGCCCACATCGAAGTACACTTGGCGGCGGCGCGGGACCCAAAAATTCAGCAGCTTGTGGGACAGTCTCCTTTTGCTGGAGCAATCCAATCTGCACTGGCTGCACATATCACAGAGCATTTGGCTTTGCAGTATCGTAAGGAAATCGAGAAAAGCCTTGGCATCGCCCTACCACCTGAGGGAGAGCCACTGCCAGAAGATGTCGAGAATGAGATTGCACGAATGTCAGCGGCGGCTGCACAGAAATTGCTATCAAAAAGTCAAGCTGAGGTCGCGGCAGAAGAGAATAAGCGAAAGCAACAAGACCCACTTACTATTATCCAACAGAGAGAACTCGCTCTGAAGGAAAGAGAGCAAGAACACAAGGAGCGCATGGATAATCTCAAAATTAATCTCGAGGCAATCAAGTCCGGGGAGAACATTGAGGTTCAAAGAGAGCGCATTGAGAGTGAAGAGAAGCGCGAGGGCGCTCGCCTTGGTGTTAAAATGGCAACAGAAAAAGATAAGTCTCGCCGTGAGGACATGAAAGACGGTGCCAAAATTGGTATGGAACTAGCGAGGGAAATGACAAAAGATGAGTGAGTCGATATTTGCACCAATTAAAAAGCGAATTAGAGATTATATGAATGAGGCCGCAGACCATCTGGCGTCTGGAGGGGCGCAGAATTTTGAAGAATACCAGCGCATGGTTGGCCGCGTAGATGCTTTAGCTCTTTTGGAAAGGGATGTTATTGAAATCGAGGAACGAATGATTGACCAATGATGGAAAATATAGAGAAATTTTTTTTCAGGGGTGTGACTGCAATCTGGTTTACATTTCTAGCCATCCTTGTCAGCCCGTTCTTTATTTCTTTTATTCTTTTTTCCGATTTTTCACCTAAAGATTTTATTATAGGAATTGTCTTGGCATCAACGCTTTGGTGTGTGTTTTTACTATTGTGACAAAAATTTACTTTTAGGTATTCCGAAGCAGTCAAGTGTGTTGTATATTTATTTTGAGGACATTTACGGGGTGACACCCGCATGGTCTCTGTGAACCTTAATCACTGCAAGGAAATTCAGAATGTATTCTGCATCAGATATCAGCGATGAAGTCGCTGCAAAGTTACCAGAGCCGCAAGGCTACAAGCTGCTAATCGCAGTCCCAGAGGTTAACGAGAAGACAGAGGGCGGGGTTTTTCTGCCTGACAGTAGAGTCGGTGATGAAAAAGTCGCGTCTATTGTCGGTCTTGTTGTTAAGTGCGGCCCCGATGCCTATCAAGATACAGATAAGTTTGGTTCAGGGCCGTATTGCAAAGAAGGAGACTTTGTAATCTTTAGGTCTTATTCCGGTACACGGTTTAAAATTAAGGGTTTTGAGTTTCGTTTGATTAATGACGACACCGTAGAGGCTGTTGTTGCAGACCCAAGAGGATATGAGCGAGCATGAGTGAGGCAGCAGAAGAAGCCATAGTGGAGGAAGGGACTGTCGTGGAAGAAACGACAAGTTCAGAAGACTCTGGATTTGAATTAGAAATTATTGATGACACTCCCGTCGAGGACCAAGGCAAAGCTAGGCGCGCCGAAGGCGAAGAGGCCAAGGTTCCGGAAGATGATGAGATTACTCAGTACAGTGATAATGTCCAAAAGCGCATTAAACAACTGAAGTATGAATATCATGAAGAGCGCCGGGCCAAAGAAGAGGCTGCGCGGCTTCGTGAGGAAGCTGTAAGTTTTGCACAAAAGGCTTACGAGGAAAACAAACAACTCCGAAAAGCGCTTCAAGACGGAGAGGGTGTTTTAGTTGAGCAGGCAAAGGGTCGCGTAGACTCTGAGTTCGAGTTGGCTAAAAGAGCCTACAAAGAAGCCTATGAGCTTGGCGACCCAGACAAAATCCTTGATGCTCAAGAGCGCCTTAACAAGGCGCAGATTGACCGCACTCAGGTTGAGTCTTACAAGCCAGCATACACGGAAGAGCGGCAAGCCCCTGTTCCACAGGCTCCTGTTGCCGCCCCGCAGCCAGCCGCCCCGAAGGTGGACCCAAAGGCTGAGGAGTGGGCGAAAAAAAATGATTGGTTTAACCGGGACACTGCAATGACTGGTTACGCCTTTGGCGTTCATGAAGACTTGGTACGCAACGAGGGGCTAGACCCAGTTCGTGACGCCGATGAGTATTACCGCCGCATTGATGAGTCGATGCGCTCGCGGTTCCCAGACAAGTTTGGCTCTGATAGTACTGAGGAAGCACCTCAGCGCCAAGCTGGTTCCGTGGTTGCCCCCGCAAGTCGGAGTGCAAAAAAGCCACGCAAGGTGCAACTGACCTCAACCCAAGTCGCTCTCGCCAAGCGAATTGGTGTTACCCCTGAGCAATATGCGGCGCAACTCTTGAAGGAGTCTAAAAATGTCTAATCGAACCCCACGCAACAATGAGACTAGGGCAACTAAAGCTCGTAAGGTAACTTGGCAGCGTCCGTCTGCTCTACCTGACCCGGAACAACAAGATGGTGTGTCGTACCGCTGGGTGCGTACAGCTACACTGGGTGAGGCAGATAACAAGAATGTTTCGAGCCGATTTCGTGAAGGTTGGACCCCGGTTAAGGCAGAAGACCATCCTGAGATGCACGTTATGCCCGATGTGGATTCCCGCTTCGAGGGTAACGTCGAGGTCGGAGGCTTGCTTCTTTGCAGGAACTCGACTGAAAATGTTGAAGCACGTGTAGAACATCAACAGATGCAGACAGACCAGGCAATGGAAGCTGTCGATAATAACTACATGCGTGAAAACGATTCGCGGATGCCGATGCTCCAACCGGAGCGAAACAGCCGCACAACTGACTTTGGTAAGTAGTCTAATTAAGGACGCTTACCGTTAACCTTGTAGAAAGAAGGAACTACAAAATGAGTACTACTGCTGCTCCCTTCGGTCTGCGTCCTATTGGTCGTCTAGACAGTGGGTCACTGGAAGTTAACCGCCAGTATCCTATTGCCTCTGGTTATAATACCAACATCGCTATGGGTGACGTTGTTCAACTCGTAGATGGCGGTACAGCCACGACCATTGAAAAGCAAGCCGGAACAGGCGACGATACCACTGAAATTGATATCGTCGGAATCTTCATGGGCTGTTCTTTTACAGACCCTAACACCAACCAAAAAACCTTTAGCCAACTGTGGCCTGCTGGCACTGTAGCCTCAGACGCAATGGCTTACGTAGTTGATGACCCGAATGTTCTGTTCGCTATCCAAGCTGATGGCGCGCCGACTAACACCGGGGATATCTACGGTAAAAACACCTTGTTGGTACAAACTGCCCCGAACACCACACTGAAAATCAGTCGTGTTGCTCTGGACATTTCTGAACTTAGCACCGACGCTCAAAACCCGATTCGTGTAATCGACTATTTGGGCGGCAATGAAGGCGATGAGAAAGACACTAGCTTCCCAATCATCGTCGCAAAGTTCAATTACCACCAGCATTCTTCAACAACTGGTAGTGCATAAGGGGTATTGAATAATGGCAATTTCACGCGCACAACTACTGAAAGAACTGCTGCCGGGTCTTAATGCCCTGTTCGGTTTGGAGTACGAAAAGTACGAAAACGAACATGCAGAAATTTATGAAACCGAAAATTCAGAGCGTAGCTTCGAGGAAGAAGTTAAGCTGTCTGGCTTCGGTGCCGCTCCGGTAAAACCGGAAGGTTCTGCTATCGCATTTGATTCAGCACAAGAATCTTTCACGGCCCGTTACAACCACGAAACGGTTGGAATGGGTTTCTCCGTCACCGAAGAAGCAATGGAAGACAACCTGTACGACGCACTTTCTGCTCGTTACACGAAAGCCCTGGCCCGCGCCATGGCTTACACAAAGCAGGTCAAGGCTGCCAATTTGCTGAACAATGGTTTCACCACGTTCAACTCCGGCGACTCTGTCACACTCTTCAACACGGCACACCCGACTGTTGCTGGTGGCAATAACTCCAACCGTCCGTCAACGGACTCTGACCTGAACGAAACCTCGCTCGAGCAGGCTGTGATTGATATCGCTGCCTTCACTGATGAGCGCGGTCTTCTGATTGCGGCTCGCCCGCGCAAACTGGTGGTGCCACCTGCACTGATGTTTGTTGCTACTCGCCTGCTGCAAACTGAACTGCGTACAGGTACCGCTGACAACGACATCAACGCCCTTCGTAACAACGGTTCGATTCCAGAAGGTTTCCGCGTCAATCACTACCTGACTGACACAGACGCCTTCTTCATTACAACCGATGTACCGAATGGCATGAAGCACTTTGTCCGTACTCCGATGACTACATCAATGGACGGTGACTTCGATACAGGTAATGTCCGCTATAAAGCTCGTGAGCGTTATAGCTTCGGCGTATCTGACCCGCTTGGCATTTACGGTTCACCGGGTGCCTAAGCACTAAAAGTTATTTAGAACTTTTTAGGGCGGTCCTGCGGGGCCGCCCTTTTTTTATTTGCTAATGAGTGTTACAATAAATTGTTCCTTGACAGTCGCATGAGGCGATTGACAGCAACCCAAGACAAGGAGATTGACAATGGGTCAAACTACTTTTTCAGGTCCGGTTCGTTCTGAGCGCGGATTTACAGCAGTTGGTTCAAACGCTGTAGTTAATATCACAGCAGAAACAACTCTTACATATGCAGACCATGTTGGCCGCATCATTGAAATCAATGACGCAGACGGCGCGGTTACGCTTCCCTCAATTACTTCAGACACTATTGGTGCGAAGTACACGTTCTTTATTGGCACAGACGCAACTGACCTTGACATCAAAACTGATGGCACGGACAAGTTCTTAGGTTCTGTTAGTGTTATTGGGACAACCACCGCTGGCTTTGTGCCGGGTGCAACCAATGACGTTATCTCAATGAACGGTGGCACCACTGGTGGTGATAAAGGCTCGTATGTAGAGGTCACCGCATTGGCTACCGCTGAATATTTAGTTCAGGGTGTTCTGGTTGGCTCGGGTACCGTAGCTACACCTTTCGCTGATAGCTAAGATTAGCGAAGGAGAGCAGCATGGCTGATTCTGATGTACAATCAAAGCGTATAACTGCCACAGGTTCGCTCGGTGTTGGTCCTGCGCGTATTCGTCAAATACAGTTGAAGACAACCGCTGGCACTCCCCGCCTTACCGTCACTGATGGTAACGGCGGGTCCACCGTGCTGGATTTAGACTTCAATGCATCTGACACCCACTCAGTTAACATTCCGTCCAACGGCATTCGTGTTAGTGATATATATGTTTCTGTTCTAACAAATATCACTGCCGCTACGGTGTTTTTTAACTAAACCGAAGTCCCGGGTGGTATCCTATCACCCGGGCTTCTTGGTTAGCGAAGTGAGTAGGCATGTCAAAGAAAAAAGACCCCAGGTTAGCCCGTGCCGGAGTGTCAGGTTATAACAAGCCAAAGCGCACGCCTAATCACCCGAAGAAGTCTCATATAGTTGTCGCCAAGGAAGGTGACAAGATTAAGACCATTCGTTTCGGGCAAAAGGGCGCTAAGACAGCGGGCAAACCAAAGGCTGGTGAGTCAGCCCGGATGAAAGCGAAGCGCAAATCGTTCAAAGCTCGTCACGCTAAAAACATTGCCAAGGGTAAGATGTCGGCGGCATACTGGGCAGATAAGGTGAAGTGGTGATGTCAGATAATTTAGAAGCAGCTATAGCAAGACTTGAGGAGCGCTTGAGACACGTTGCTGATGAGGTCCGCCACGTTCATGAAGAGGTGTCGGATTTAAAGGCCACAGCAAATCGGTGGAAGGGTGCCTTCTGGGTAATGGTTGGCGTTGGCGGGGTGGCAGGCACCTTTGTTAATTTTCTCATTGGGTGGATGGGAAAATGAATGAAAAGCAATTAAACAAAAAGCTGCGCCGTGAGGCTATACGCGCCCAGAATAATAGTTCTAGGAAACTTTCTATGATTGAGGCTATTAAATTAGTCAAAAGCCAGAGGGCGGGCTGATGTCACATTTAATTTGCAACATGCATAATCAAAAGGTTTATGTAAGAAAAGAGTACCTCTATGATTTGGAAAGAGGGCATGGCGAGTTCGTTGAGGGACACTGGGTCACGGCAAAATCAATTCCGGGTCGTGCCTTTTACTTTGAAACCTACCTGCCTGAGTACGGTGCGTTATATGATAAGCTGCCCATCTCTGCTTTTGTGGCGGAGCCAAAGACACCCGACCCAGACTTAGACCTATCCAATCTCCAGTTCTGGAACTGCATGGACTACGGCGTTACATCTATATACAAGCAGTTCATTGGCAGCATGGACTTTGAGGTTTTTACCAGAAATGAGCAAAGAATAAACGCTACTTATATTTGCACCTTAGACAATTATCATGTGTCCGCAGATGAAATTGATTACAGCACCTCAGAGGTGCCAGAAGAACATAAGTCGTTTAATCTTTTAGAGTTAGATAATGGTCAGTTTTGCCTTTATCCAAACAACAGAATGAGGGTGTATGATAATTCCCTTACACCTAGGGAGCCTAAGCAGCCCGACTTTAAAGTATCAACTGAATTTTATCAGGTTGAGAACGGCTACACATATAGGCTTGGAGATACTGACGAGTACTTTTGGAAGCAAGGAGATAAAAATGGAACCGATTAGCACGGCGCTTACTGGCCTTGCTTTGGCTCGGGCTAGTATAACTTTTATTAAAGAAAATATACAATCCGTTCAAGATGCTGCAAAGATAGGTCAGCAGCTTTCAAACGTGTTCCAGGGATTTGATGAGTTTAACAAGGAGCGTTATAGCAGCAAGGGGTTGGGTTTTTCTGATGTAGCTGATGAAATGATTCAGTACAGATTATTGCAAGAGCAACTGCAAACTCTAAAATTGGAAATTAATTTAAGGTTCGGTCACGGATTTTACGAATCTATTCTTGCCGAGCGGAAGAAAAGAATTGAGGAAAGGGATGAGAAAGCCCGTCGTGAAAGAGCCAGAAAAAGAAGAGAGGCGGAAGAGGCGCGGGATGTTATTCTTAAAACTGTAATAGGTTTTGGGCTTATCGGCGCAGGAATTTTAATTTTATTGGTGTTTAACAATGGCTAATTCAAGAGTTACAAATCCGGCGGCAGCCTCCTTGAGGGGGCGCGGCAAGAAAGTTGTCCCTGCTAAAAAAGGCAGGGGTTCGTATAATAGAAAAAAAATAAAACCTGAGGAGATGAAGGCTGGCGGGAAAGCCAAGAAATCTAGTGTGAATAAGGCTGGGAATTACACAAAGCCCACAATGCGTAAAAGATTATTTAATAAAATTAAAGCTGGGAGCAAGGGCGGCAAGCCGGGGCAGTGGTCCGCTCGTAAGGCTCAAATGTTGGCTAAACAGTATAAGGCTGCGGGTGGCGGATACAGAGATTAGTGTGGTATGGCAAAGAAAGAATCACAGAAAAGTCTGACGAGGTGGACGAAACAGAAGTGGCGGACGAAGTCCGGCAAGCCAAGCACGCAAGGGAAAAAAGCTACAGGGGAAAGATATCTGCCGGAAAAAGCTATAAAAAGTTTAAGCGCAAAGGAATACGCAGCCACAACAAGAAAAAAGAGAGCAGACACAAAGAAGGGAAAGCAGTTTTCAAGTCAGCCCAAAAAGGTTGCGAAGAAGACTAGGAAATATAGGAAGAAGTAGATGGCTGTAGTAACACCAGACTTGCCTGATATATTTGAAGAGGCTTTCGAGCGCGCTGGAACCCAGTTGCGTACCGGGTACGATTTGAAGACCGCTCGGCGCAGCTTTAATGTGTTGACGCTTGAGTGGCAGAATCGCGGTCTCAATCTATTTACTATAGACGATGGCACTCTTTCTATTTCTGCTGGCACTGCGACTTACACCATGCCTTCGGATACCATAGATATTATTGAGCATCAGTTGCGGGAAGGCACTGGCACGAATCAAATAGACACGAACATTCAGCGCGTATCTGTTTCTACATATGCACAACAAACCAACAAAAATCAGAGGGGCAGACCTACTCAAATATTTGTGGAACGTCTTGCTACAGAGGTTAAGGTTACCTTGTGGCCTGTGCCGAATGAGGCCGCCACTCTTTTTTACTATCGCCTGAAGGGCATTGATGGTTTGTCCAGTGGGGGCGGCACCACCGCCGCTGTACCCCCTAGGTTCGTTCCATGCCTTGTTTCTGGGCTGGCATATTATATTGCCATGAAAAAGCCAGAGTTATCGGGCCGGGTCGCGTCCTTGAAGCAAGAGTATGAGTTTCAGTTTGAGCTTGCTGCAAATGAAGATACTGATAGCTCATCAATTAAGTTTGTCCCATACGACACATTTTATTTGGGCTGACCATGAGTTACTCGAAAGGTAAATATGCTTACGGTTTTTGTGATAGAACTGGGTTTCGCTATCCTTTAAGTGAACTTGTTTATGAGTATAAGGATGGCGTAAAAACAGGTATGCGCGTTGGATACGATGTTGTTGACCCAGACCACCCGCAAAATTTTTTAGGTAGGTTTAAGATTAACGACCCTCAGTCACTTATGGACCCCAGGCCGGACCGTTCTGTTGAAAGTCTTTATGGGTTTGACCCGGTTGGGAATCCAGCCCAGTTCATGCAAGGGGCGGTTGGTTCTGTTATTATAGTGACATCATAATTTAGAAAGGATTTAAGATGCCAGAGGTAAAAGGAAAAAGGTTCCCGTACACAGAAAAGGGAATTAAGGAAGCAGAAGAAGAAATCAAGATTCTTGGCCGCGACAAGACTCAAGGTATAAATAGCGAGTTTAGTGAAAAGGTTATGAACGAAAACCTTAGGCGCGAAGAAGAAGCCATGAAGAGAATGCAAAAAGAGATGGGCATGTCTTACGGCGGCGAAGTAAAAAAAATGAAAGCTGGCGGCAAATGTCGCGGCATGGGTAAGGCCACAAGGGGTGGCGATTATACAAAGGTATAATGATAGATGAGCTTTACGTATTCACAGTTGAAGCAGGCTATTCAAGATTACGCCGAGAACACGGAGACATCCTTCGTTAGCAATCTTCCTGTGTTTATTAGAAACGCTGAAGAGCGCATTTTAAAGACGGTGCAGCTTACGGAGTTCCGCAGGAATGTTACAGCTAACGTAACTTCGGGGAATCGTTTTCTTTCTATGCCATCCGACTACCTGTCCACCTACTCATTGTCAATTACATCCTCTGGCGACAAGTTTTTTTTGGACCACAAGGATGTTAATTTCTTGGAAGAGTATTGGCCCAATAATACCAATACCGGGCGTCCTCGTTACTATGCGGAATTTTCTTCTTCTAGTTTTACATTGGCACCAACGCCGGACGCCGGGTACCAAGCAGAGCTTCATTATTTTTTCCGCCCCACCAGTCTTACCAGTCTGGCTGACAGTGAAAAGTCTTGGCTTTCAGACAACGCACCTTACGCTATGCTATACGGCTCTCTTGTGGAGGGGTATGTTTACATGAAAGGTGAAGCTGATGTGTACACTGTATATAGTGATAAATTTGCCGAAGCCATTTCAAGATTAAAAGACTTGGGCGAGGCCAAGCAGACGGGCGATGCGTACCGTGACGGTCAAGTTATACTGCCAAAAACGTAATTTTTGAGTTGCCCACTTAACAAGTTTAATCGGGCGTTATATAATATTTTTTGCGATGCAGGTCAGCCTGGGGTCGCGCAGATATCTAGGAGACCATTATGGCTATTACACAAGCGATGTGTACATCGTTCAAGGTTGAGCTTCTCAAAGGGGTTCATAATTTTACCCCAAGCACAGGGGACACTTTTAGGATTGCGTTGTACACAAGTTCTGCGAGCTTGGATGCCACAACCACAGCATACACCACCTCAAATGAGGTTTCTGGGACAGGTTACACAGCAGGCGGCGCGACTATGACTGTTACCGCAACCTTTCCCAAAAGTGACAGCACAACAGCTATTGTTGACTTTAGCGATGTGACTTTTTCTTCCTCAACAATCACGGCGCGGGGTGCATTAATTTACAACGACTCTGCTGCTGGCGACCCAGCGGTGGCTGTTTTGAATTTCGGCACCGACAAGTCTTCGACTAATGGTGACTTTACTATTCAGTTCCCAACTGGTGATGCAAGTAACGCAATTATTCGTATTGCTTAGGTGCCTTCATGACAGTGCCTGTAGTAAAAGACAGAGTCAAAGAAACCACAACCACAACTGGGACGGGTACATTAACTCTTTCTGGGGCGGAGGCGGGGTTCCAAGCCTTTTCGGTTATTGGTGATGGCAATACCACATATTATTGCATAACAGATGATGTAGACTTTGAAGTTGGCTTTGGTGTTTATACTGCATCAGGGACCACATTAACACGCGCCACCGTGTTGGAGAGTTCAAATTCTGGCTCGGCAGTTAACTGGGGGGCGGGCAGTAAGACGGTTTTCTGTACATACCCAGCAGAAAAATCTCTTTATAAAGATACAGACGACAATATTGATTATGCAGATTCTGTTCTTGAAAATGTTACTTTAGAATCATTCCAAGAAAAAATTACGAATACAGCATCAGCTTCAGGTTCGTTGACC